AGACGGGTGTGTGGGGGGGAGAAGTGGGGGGGCGGGAGGTGAAGAGGTTGTAGCGAAAGCGGGTGCAACAGACAGTAGCCAAGACATAGGAGAGCCAAGCCCACGCACGCGTATAATAGAATTGTTTAAAGACAAGGATGTTACTGTAAAACTGTTAGGTAAGTTTAAAGAATTATTTGGTGTGGGGTTTAATGATTTAGTAAGACAATTTAAGAGTGACAAATCAACGTGTACCGACTGGGTATATAGTGTATTTGGTGTTAATCCATCCATATCAGAAGGATTTCACATGTTATTAAAAGAGCATACCCTATACCTACATACCCAGTGGGTGACCTGTAGATGGGGAATGGTATTGCTTGCATTATGTAGATATAAGGTTGCAAAAAATAGAAGTACAATAGTAAGACAGCTAGCACAAATGTTAAATGTGCCTGTACAACAAATTTTAATTCAACCACCAAAATTACAAAGTGCACCTGCAGCACTATTTTGGTTTAGGTCTAGTATGGGAAATGGTAGTGAGGTAACAGGCACAACACCAGAATGGATAAGCAGACAAACCATGCTGGAACATAGTTTTGCAGATACACAGTTTAGTTTAACTGATATGGTGCAATGGGCATATGATAACGGATATACAGAGGAATGTGATATAGCATATTATTATGCACAAAGAGGCGATATAGATGCAAATGCAGCTGCATTTTTAAAAAGTAACATGCAAGCTAGATATGTTAGGGATTGTGCATGCATGTGCAAACATTACAAGTTAGCAGAAATGAAAAAAATGTCCATGGCGGAGTGGATTAAACATAGAGGGGGGAAATGTAATGATGGAGACTGGAAACCTATAGTAAAATTTTTAAAATACCAACATATAGATATTATAGCATTTCTAGGTGCGTTAAAAAAATGGTTACATGGTATACCAAAAAAGAATTGCATTTGCATAATAGGTCCGCCGGACACAGGCAAATCATGCTTTGGAATGAGTTTAATGAAATTTTTAGGCGGTACCATATTATCATATGTAAATGCAAGCAGCCATTTTTGGTTACAGCCATTAGTGGATGCAAAAGTGGCCATGTTAGATGATGTTACAGCAGGCTGTTGGACATACATGGATATGCATATGAGAAACCTATTAGATGGAAATCCTACAAGTATTGATAGAAAGCATAGAGCACTAACAGTAATAAAGTGTCCTCCATTATTGCTGACATCCAATATGGATATTAGTACAGAAGACAAGTATAAATATTTAAGAAGTAGAATTACAACATTTACATTTCCTAATACATTTCCATTTGATACTAATGGCAATGCCATTTATGAGTTAAATGATGAAAATTGGAACTCCTTTTTTAAAAGGTTGGCATCAAGCTTAGAACTGGACACTGCAGAGGACGAAAATGGAGACACTAGCCAGGCGACTAGATATGTGCCAGGAACAGTTGTTAGAACTGTATGAAAAAGACAGCAAAACCCTGAAGGACCATGTGTTGCATTGGAAATATATACGTTATGAGTGTGCATTATATTATAAAGCAAGAGAGTCGGGCATTAAACATCTAGGCCACCAGGTGGTGCCACAGCTAGAAGTATCAAGACAAAAAGCATATTTGGCTATTGAATTACAAATGTCATTAGAAGCATTATTACAAACTGAATATAGCCTAGAACCGTGGACACTACAGGACACCAGTCAAGAAGTGTGGCTTACAGAACCACAAAAATGCTTTAAAAAAAGAGGACAGACAGTAGAAGTCAGATATGACTGCAATCCTGCAAATGCAATGCATTACACCCTATGGTCAGACATATATGTACCTTTCAATAGCACATGGCTAAAAGTTTCTGGCCATGTGGACTATGAAGGCCTATCATACACAGTATGTGGGCAAAAGCAATATTATGTAGAATTTCATAAAGAGGCACAAACTTATGGGGAAACTGGACAATGGAACGTTGTTATGGGCTCAAACGTCATATATTCTCCTGCATCTGTATCTAGTACCGTCAGCGAAGTATCCTCTGTTGCGTCTACTGAATCTGACACCGGACCAGCGACCACCGTCCCAGATTCCACGTGCACCCAAAAAGCAGACTTCCAGGAGCAAGCGCCGCCTAGAAAGCGAGTGCGATTCGACCCCCACACTACCCCGATCGCCGACTTGGCCAGAACTGTTGGAAGAGGGTCAGTGGACAGTTCAGACTCGCGACTCGTGCCTAAGCATACGGACCACCACCCTAGAGGGCACAACCGTGGAAGTCACACTACGCCTATAATACAGTTACAAGGTGAAGCAAATGCACTGAAATGTTTTAGATACAGATTGAATAAACATAAACATTTGTTTGCTGATGTGTCATCCACATGGCGATGGACAACCGAGTGTAATAATAAAAATAATACTGCATTAATTACATTAACATATATTAGTGAACAACAGAGGGCTGACTTTTTGTCTCGTGTTAAAATACCTACAACTATTAAACAGTGCCTGGGAGCATTAACAATTATGTAAATAATGTATGTATGTATGTATATTTGTATAGAGGAACTGTAACTGTGATAAAAGGGGGGGTATTGTACCCCAACCACACAACCAGCCAACCTGCTGCTATTATTGTTTATAGATGACAAGCTTGGCATATTAACAGTTAACATTCTTATTTGCATTCTTGCTGTATTGGTGTGCGCATGGGTAACGGACAACGTGGTGTGGGCTTCTGTGCTTGCATGTGCTTCTATCTTTTATTTTTTATCTTGGGGCGTCCTTACATCACCTATTAACGTTTTTATATTGGCGTTGTTAGTGTGGTATTTGCCAGCCCTTTTATTGCATTGGTATATTATATCTGCTATTGCATAACAGTAAATATGTTAACCTGTACATTTGAAGATGGTGATACATGGATGTTTTTATGGTTACTTGTAACAGTTATAACTGTATTAATATTGGTGTTAGCGTTTCATTACAGAACACTTAAGTTGCATCAGTCCTCCAGCAAATAAACAATCCTTTATATAATTACTTGTAAACATGGTGTCTTATACACATAAAAGGCGCAAACGGGCGTCAGCTACACAATTATATCAAACATGCAAAGCTGCTGGCACATGTCCCTCGGATGTAATTAATAAGGTTGAGCATACTACAATAGCAGATCAGATATTAAAATGGGCGAGCATGGGAGTGTATTTTGGAGGGTTGGGTATTGGAACAGGCTCAGGAACTGGAGGCAGAACAGGCTATGTCCCTCTAACAACAGGTCGTACGGGTATTGTCCCTAAGGTGACTGCAGAGCCTGGAGTAGTGTCACGTCCTCCTATTGTTGTAGAATCTGTTGCTCCAACTGATCCTTCCATTGTGTCCTTAATTGAGGAATCAAGCATAATTCAGTCCGGGGCTCCTATTACCAATATTCCATCACATGGTGGCTTTGAGGTAACCTCCTCTGGATCAGAGGTTCCTGCAATTTTAGATGTTTTCCCATCTACTTCAGTGCATATTACTACATCTACACATTTAAATCCTGCATTTACTGATCCTACTATTGTACAGCCAACCCCCCCAGTTGAGGCTGGGGGACGTATTATAATATCTCACTCCACTGTTACTGCTGATAGTGCTGAACAAATTCCTATGGATACGTTTGTTGTACACAGCGATCCCACCACTAGCACACCTATTCCAGGCACTGCCCCACGACCTCGTTTGGGCCTGTACAGTAAGGCATTGCAGCAGGTGGAAATTGTTGACCCTACATTTTTGTCCTCGCCACAACGTTTAATTACATATGACAATCCTGTATTTGAGGATCCTAATGCTACATTGACATTTGAACAGCCTACAGTACATGAAGCTCCTGATTCTAGGTTTATGGATATAGTTACTTTACATAGACCTGCATTAACATCCCGACGAGGTATAGTTAGATTTAGTAGGGTGGGTGCGCGCGGTACTATGTATACTCGCAGTGGGATACGTATTGGGGGTCGTGTACACTTTTTTACAGATATTAGTTCCATACCCACAGAGGAAGCAATAGAATTGCAGCCCCTAGGACGTTCCCAGTCCTTTCCTACAGTTTCTGATACTAGTGATTTATATGATATTTATGCAGATGAGAATCTGTTAAATAATGATATTAGTTTTACTGACACCCACGTGTCCCTACAAAATTCTACTAAGGTTGTTAATACAGCTGTGCCACTTGCAACTGTACCTGATATTTATGCACAAACAGGGCCTGACATAAGCTTTCCTACTATTCCTATTCACATTCCATATATTCCTGTGTCCCCATCTATTTCCCCTCAGTCTGTTTCCATACATGGTACTGATTTTTATTTGCATCCTTCATTGTGGCATTTGGGCAAACGCCGTAAACGCTTTTCATATTTTTTTACAGATAACTATGTGGCGGCTTAATGACAACAAGGTTTACCTGCCTCCTCCAGGGCCTATAGCATCTATTGTGAGCACAGATGAATATGTGCAACGCACCAACTTATTTTATTATGCTGGCAGTTCACGTTTGCTTGCAGTGGGTCACCCATATTTCCCCCTTAAAAATTCCACTGGTAAAATAACTGTACCTAAGGTGTCTGGTTATCAGTACAGAGTATTTAGAGTTAAATTGCCTGACCCTAATAAATTTGGCTTTTCAGAAACAACACTGGTTACATCAGACACTCAGCGTTTAGTCTGGGGATGCGTAGGAGTTGAAATTGGTAGAGGACAACCTTTAGGTGTTGGAATAAGTGGCCATCCCTATTTAAATAAGTATGATGACACTGAAAACCCGTCTGGGTATGGCACATCGCCGGGACAAGATAACAGAGAAAATGTAGCAATGGATTATAAACAAACACAGCTGTGTATTGTTGGCTGTACACCTCCTATGGGTGAATATTGGGGTCAGGGTGTGCCTTGCAGCGCATCAGGTGTTACCCAAGGTGATTGTCCTGTAATAGAATTAAAAAGTGAAGTTATACAGGATGGTGACATGGTAGATACAGGATTTGGTGCAATGGATTTTGCTTCCCTACAGGCCAGTAAAAGTGATGTACCCTTAGACCTGGTTAATACTAAAAGTAAATATCCTGATTATTTGGGAATGGCAGCAGAGCCTTATGGGAATAGTTTGTTTTTTTTTCTACGCCGGGAACAAATGTTCCTTAGACATTTTTTTAATAAAGCTGGTAAAACTGGCGACGTTGTGCCTTCCGATATGTATATTGCTGGCTCTAATACCAGGTCCAAAATTGCAGATAGTATATATTTTTCTACACCCAGTGGGTCTTTGGTTACTTCTGATTCTCAATTGTTTAACAAACCCTTATGGATACAAAAGGCCCAGGGACATAATAATGGCATTTGTTTTGGGAATCAGTTGTTTGTTACAGTGGTAGATACCACTCGTAGTACAAACTTGACGTTATGTGCCTCTACTGACCCTACTGTGCCCAGTACATATGACAATGCAAAGTTTAAGGAATACTTGCGGCATGTGGAAGAATATGATCTGCAGTTTATATTTCAATTATGCATAATAACGCTAAACCCAGAGGTTATGACATATATTCATACTATGGATCCCACATTATTAGAGGACTGGAATTTTGGTGTGTCCCCACCTGCCTCTGCTTCTTTGGAAGATACTTATCGCTTTTTGTCTAACAAGGCCATTGCATGTCAAAAAAATGCTCCCCCAAAGGAACGGGAGGATCCCTATAAAAAGTATACATTTTGGGATATAAATCTTACAGAAAAGTTTTCTGCACAACTTACCCAGTTTCCCTTAGGGCGCAAATTTGTTATGCAGGCGGGTCTGCGTCCCAAACCTAAATTAAAAACTGTAAAGCGTTCTGCACCATCCTCCTCTACGTCTGCCCCTGCCTCTAAACGCAAAAAGACTAAGCGATAACATATGTGTGTGTGTTTTGTACCTGTATGGATATGTGTGTGTGTTTTGTACCTGTATGGTTTGTTTTTGCTTGTTGTGTATGTATGGTGTGTTTGTCTTACGTACTTGTTTGTGTATGTGTGTATATGTGTTGTATGTATTGTTGCAATGACAAATAGAAATGTTTGTGTGTATATGTGTATGTTGTATAGATTAATAAAGATGTTTGTGTGTGGTGTGGTTTGTGGTTGCACCCTATGAGTAACTATGTGTGGTGTTATGTGTTTATTACCTTTTCCTTTTCCTGTGTTTTTGTTTTACTATTTGTAACTGGCTTTGGTTTTAGTAATGGTTACTGTTGTGGGACGTCTTCCATTTTGTTTTTGCCGTCTTCCATTTTGTTTTTGCAACCGATTTCGGTCGCGTTTGGCACCCTTATTCATGGTGTCAGCATAATTTGCAAAGGTTGCTGTGCCCCTGCCAAAATATGTTGGCACACTTTTTATCCCTTTGGCGTCAAGGTGTGGCTTCCTACGCCCACATTCCACTTTTACTATACAAATGTACCTTTTCACCTCTATGTTTTATTACCTTTTCATTGTTTTTGACATATATATTTGATTTTTCATAGTTACTAATAGCTTTTTTGGCTCACATAAATGAACTGCAGTCATAAAATATGTATGAGTAAGTGTTGTGGTAAGCACACCTGCAGACCGAAACCGGTCCCTACACACCTTACATTCTTTGTGGTTATTACTAACAATTATTATACTTGTAGTTTAAGGGTGGGACCGAAAACGGTCCGACCGAAAGCGGTACATATATAAACCACCCAAAAACCATAGCTTGTGGGGCATAATGTCTGCACGTAGCTGCTCCCAAAACGCACGGACTATATTTGAGTTGTGTGATGAGTGTAACATAACTTTGCCTACTCTGCAAATTGGGTGCATATTTTGCAAGAAGTGGTTACTGACCACGGAAGTATTATCGTTTGCATTTAGAGATTTAAGGGTTGTGTGGCGCGACGGATATCCGTTTGCTGCATGCTTGGCCTGTCTACAGTTTCATGGAAAAATAAGTCAATATAGGCACTTTGACTACGCAGCATATGCAGATACTGTAGAAGAAGAAACAAAGCAAACAGTGTTTGATTTGTGCATTAGATGCTGTAAGTGCCACAAGCCATTATCACCAGTGGAAAAAGTACAGCATATTGTGCAAAAGGCACAATTCTTTAAAATACATAGCGTGTGGAAAGGATACTGCTTACATTGCTGGAAATCATGCATGGAAAAACGCCGACGATCAGAGACTATGTGCTAACTATGCAACCAGAACCTAGAAGCTTAACCTGTAACGAGCAATTAGACAGCTCAGACTCAGAGGATGAGCGTGAGCAACCCACGCAACAGGACCAGCAAGTGAATCTACAAGTTTACAGAGTTGTAACAGAGTGCACATCCTGTCTGTGTGTAATTCGACTTGTTGTGCAGTGCTCTGACAGTGACATCAAGAAGCTAGAAGACTTGCTGTTGGGCACATTAACAATTGTGTGCCCACTGTGTACCACCACAGCGGTGTGACTACCATGGCTGATAAACAAGGTACAGAGGATGAGGGGTTGGGATGCTCAGGCTGGTTTATAGTAGAGGCAACAGTGGACAAAACAACAGAAAACAATATATCGGAAGATGAGATTGAGGACGAGGAAGAGGAAGATAGTGGGTTTGATATGGTAGATTTTATTAATAATACATTAGAAGACAGTTGTACAGACCACAGCAGTGCGCAGGCTCTGTTAAATGCACAACAAGCGGATGCTGATGCTGCTATAGTGCAGGAGTTAAAACGAAAGTATATGAGTCCCTATGTAAGTCCTATACAGTGTTTACAGGAATCTGTAGACAGAGATCTAAGTCCAAGGTTGCATGCAATAAAGATTGGAGGCGGACAAAAAGCAAAAAGGAGACTGTTTCACGTAACAGAGCAGCGGGATAGTACCAATGGCAATACTGAAGTGGAAGCAAGAGAGACACAGGTAGAGGTGGAATATGGCGAACCGGAACGCCATATGGGGGCCAATAAAGGGTGTGGGAGGGGGAGTAGTAGTGTGGCGGAAGCTGTAGAGGGTGGAGAGGACGCGGGTGGACACAAGAGCAAC